TTGAGTATCTGTGTGAAGTCAGACAAGCCACCATCAGGGAGCTCCTGAGCTACCCACAGAGAAGCGCGCCGCCCTCTAAAGGTGGTGATGGCTGTGGCTACCTCTGGGACATTGGTCCCACCCTGAGTGATGAGGTGGGCTTGACGCTGTGAACGACCCACAGCGCGCTCAGTAAAGGTGAGGCGATCACCGCCCGCTATAGGCGTGACCCCTGTCACCTTGATCGTCTCAGCGCCTATGTGAAACAGCGCGGGATAGGTGACGCCTGAGACTGTGGTGTCAATATCCACAGTCCCTGAGTCTGTGGCGTAAAGAATCTCTGAGGTGATCTGAGCCCTAAAGGGAGCTGAAGCGCGAGCGCCACACCTTCCAAAGATGGTGGCGGGATCATTGACGCCACCTCTTACTCTGTCGCTTGCCAGGGTGACCGTCAGCGCTCCATAGGTGGCCACCCCTCCTGATGGGTCAAGTTGTGAGCTGTAAGCGCCCACGCTGACAATGGCCTCAACGTCCTCATAGGCTATCCCTGTGGTGATCACCCCTAAGAAGTTGGCGTCAGTAGGGTCAAAGGCTCCTGAGGTGTAGCGTACAGGAAGCCCCGCCACCTCTAAGACAAACACCCGCCGCGCTCGATCATCTGTAATACTCATTAGGCCTCCTGGTAGATGTCAAACAAGTGGACCGCGTAAATGATGACCTCCTCAGCTGTCACCTTGACGGCGAGCTCATCACCTCGATTGGCTGGTGGTATATACAGAGGGCGTGGGAAGGTTGGCGCGCTTATCCCTCCACTTGGGAAGGTATAGAGGCGTGAGCCTGTGTTGACCCTGTTGATCCCTGTGAGGTTGGCGCGCCTAGTCACCTGAATCTGATTGGGATATGTGAAGATGCACCCCTCATCAATCTTGGTTCCAATAGCGCCTCCGCTGATCTCATAAAGCTCAAGGAGTACATTGGGACCATTCAGCGCGTCAGGATTGGTTGAGGCTGAGCCATAGATGATCTCAACCCCAATCCACTCTGAAGTGGGGAGGCTGAAATAGAAGAAGTCAAACTCATCAGTCTGACCCTTGGTAGGTGTACCTACTGAGCCTCTATTGATCATGCCCTCAGCATAGCCTGATGAGCCTCCAAATAAGGTGGCCCATGTCGAGCGCCCTACATGATAGTAGCCAGCTGATCTAAACTTAACTTGGTTTAGATTCTTTAGGCTCATGGCCATTTGAGCCACAGGAGCTCCCATAGTGATCACGCCATTATGACAAGCCTCTGTTGAGGGGAGCGGTTGAAAATTAGTAGGCGTGGCCATGTGTCACACTCCCCAAATGCAGAGCCCTTGAATCCAAGGGCGTCCTGGTGTGTCAATTGGGTTCTTGGATAGGCTCACCAAGTTGAGCCAATTTGACCCATCTACATTATCAAGCCCTGCTCTATATATGCTGAAATTATAAAGCTGGCTCATCTCCTCATCAGGGTCAGGGCGGATATTGATCTCATGTGAGCTCCACCCATTGGCTGTGACTGTGATGAGCTGACCCATGATGGTGTAGGAAACTGATGGATAGGTGGCGCTGATATTGACCATCTTAATCCATACTTTGATGGTGTAGTCATTCCCGCTATCAAACGCCTCATGAGGTACATAGACAGGGCTGAATAAGACCTCAATATCACCCACGCCCAAATAGACAGCGGGCGCTGGGTCTGAGGCTGAGGTAGGAGCGGCTAATAGGTTATCCACACCGCTCCATGTGGTGTAGGTCATAGGGCGCTGTCGTAGTGTCTCAATGTTCTCCAACATATCCACACCCCATCGAGCGCTGAGCGGGTAATCATTACCCACCCTGTTCAGCCCAAAGGGTGTAAAGGCGTTTGAGTCTGGGTCAAGCTTGACACCCGCGCTGAGTGGTGACGCCTTAGCCACCCAATGAGCCGCAAGCGTCCTTATCTCATGATGGTTGGGTGTCCCTGTGGTGTGCTTCACCTCGATTGAGAGCGTGGCATAATTAGCTGTGGGCGTTGAGGTCACAGTCACACTTTGCTCAATAACGTGAGGCCCTGCCCCTGTGGATAGCGTCTCAGATGTATAGACGTCTGAGCCAATGGTCAGCGTTGATCTAATGCCACCAGGACCTAGTGCTATAAAGTGGAGGTGGAGGTCATAATGATCGAGCGTGATGACAGGGATGACATATTCAACCATTGGCTGATAGGTGGTTCCCTGCTGAGTGAACTGACCCTCAGCCCACGCTTGGCTCAACACGTTATGAGTCCCACCATAAGCAAACAGATAGTTGGCTGTGTCACTCATCGCTGTGACAGCTCCCTCACCTATGACCTGACCCGCCACCACGGTCACCTCATCAGCGAGCGTGGGCGGTGTTGTAAAGCTGTTACTCATAGGTGCTCCAATCTCAGGCTGACAGGAACGCGCCGCTTAAGTGAGCCAAAGGCGAGGTCATAGGATGCGGTCACTATCGAGCACCTGAGCCTACCTTGGTCACCATTGTCCTCAGATGTGTAGATGAGGTCATAGGGCTCCTGTGTGAAGCTGACCAAGGCTGACCTGAGCGAGCGCCTAGAATCACCCCACCCTTGATAGAAGTTAACCCGCTCACCATTAGGAGCATAAGGGATAAACTCATCAGTAAAATGACGGTAAAGGTCACGGACATCTAGCAGGGCGTCAAGGTCAAAGCTCAGGGCGCTTGTGGTGTAGGTGCCAATGAGGTTGGAGGTGTAGCCCCCGCCAATCTTGCGCCTCGCTTGGGTCACGCTCTCCACGCTGTAGTGGTGATCCTGATAGGGTCTTGAGGGGAGGAGCGCCCCAGGCATGGGGTTAGATGCCACAATGCGCGCCACATAGGGTGTGGCTGTCGAGCCCATCGCCTCTGCGTCCTCTCGCCCATTGAATCCAAGGCGATCTCTAAAACTAGTGTCTAGCCAGCCGAAAAGCCCTGTGCTCATGTACCAGACCTCAACGTGGCCCACATCGTTGAGAATAAATCTGATCTCTTGACCCGCTTGATCTCTGATGAGCTCCTCAAGGCAGTCTGTAGGCGCTAGATCATCCACGTCACCTGAGCCACGCTCTCTCAGGGTGGTCACCACATCCTGAGAAGGCCAGGGGCGGTTTTGAGCCGCTCTAAAGGCGTCAAAGCTAGTCCCTAGCAGATCATCAAATTGGTAGCGCTCGCCACTATAGGCACCCCGCGTCCAATCCGCTGAGGCGGTCACGCTGAAGTTGGCCCCATCCACTATAGCGGTTGAGGTGCCAAGCCCTAAGACATCAGCATCAAGAGGAGTCACCCTGAATAGAGCGTCTGAGGTGATCTTGATCCTATCATCCTCTGTCAGCTCCACTGTCCATGTAGTGTTGAAGGTGGCTAGAGTCCCCAAAGCCTCCTCAAGCGTTCCCATGGCGTCAGTTGGTGTGGTGTCTCCCACTCCACGCCCATTGAGGAAGAATAGGCCGTCCTCATACACTCCCCCTCCTGTGGCGTATGAAGGAAGGCTGACATCTGTGGCGTTGTAGCGTACCACGTCAACCCCTGCCCATTGGCGAGCATCAAAGGAAGCCAAGAGGCCGAAGTTGGGGGCGGGTGTGTTGTATGGCATGGGGTCACCTCATCCTCTGTTGATTAAAGCGCGCCATCCCTCTTGGGTTGCGGTTGTAGGTTTGGACTATATCGTTGACCATAGCGCGGCGCGCCGCCTCTTGGGTGTCGTATATCACAGCGCCACCGAAGTTGATATTGACCACAGTTGAGGAAGTCTCAGCCTGTTCCCGCTGTGGAGCGCTCGCCACCTGTGGAGCTCCTGATGGTGAGGCGGTTGTGCCACCACCTCCACCGCCACCACCTACACCAAGCGCCCCCGCGCCCGCTCTAGCGGCGGCGGCGGCGGCTCCATAAGCGGCGGCGCTTGCCGCCAAGTTACCAGCCAAAGCGGGATTGATGAACGCCATAGCTAAAGCCTCAGCACCCTTCATGAGCGCTTTGACTGTGGCCTCTACCGCTAATGATTTAAGAAGCTCGCCTGTGGCCTCCTTAAAACTCTTGCCCGCCACATCACCAAAGAGGATGGCCTCAGCTCCCGCCTTTGCAAAGCCTGGACCATATTCATCAATAATAGAGCCTAAGGTCATGGCGGCGGATTGGAGCTCGCTGGTAGTGGTCTTGGTGATCGCCTTGGTGAACTCCTCAAAGCTACTCACCATGAGCTTCTGTTGAGCCACTAGGTCATCTGCTTCTTTCTGTAGTTGATCACGCTGACGCTGACGCTCACGCTCACGCTCAGCGTCCATCCTCTCCATGCGGGCGAACTCTTTAGCCTCTGCCTGGTCCATGATGGTGTCAACCTCAAGCTGATACTGCTTTTGGACAATCGCCCGCTTCATGGCGTCATCCTTGGCAAGCTGTAGCCCTGTCTCATAACGCTCACGCGCCAAGGCTAAGAGCTCATCATCCCCCTCCTTAGTGAGCTTGATGTCTAGCTGTCTAATCTGGCTCTCTTTAACGAGGCGCGCCTGCTCCTCGCGTAGCGCCCGCTGTGCGAGCTTCTGCTGGTCAATTGCTTTTGTCTCTACCTTGCGGGCAACCGTGGTTTCTGCTGTTGCCTTTGCAATATCTAGCGCTAGCTTCTTATCTTGTAGGCTTGTCTCGTTAAGCGCTTTAAGAGCTACATTCTGAGCGTCAACCAAGGCCTTAAGCTGTGTCCGATCGAGCTTCTCAACAGTATCGAGCGCGATCGTCTTTGATCGCTCAGCATTGTGTAGAGCTGTGAGCCGAGATGCCTCATCAAGCCCAGACGTTTCAGCTTTGAGCGCCTCAAGAGACGCTCGCCTTGCGATGAGCTCCTTTGCCTTAGTCTTGAGCCCCTCGTCGGTCGTCTCTTCAAGGGCCTTGAATCGCTTAGCAGCTGAATCGACCTCGGCATTTACCTTGATCATCTCATCTGAAAGGTCGCTAAAGACTTTCCTAGTCTTTTGCGTTGCGATCTGTTGAGCTGCGATCGCCTCTTTCATCCTGGTTTCAGCGATCACTCGTTCTTGATGTGAAAGGCTTTGATCTTGAAGCGCCTTGGCATAGTCCAGCCCTGCTTTTTGAGCCTCTTTGAGCTGCCGGGCTTCTGCTTGTAATACCTTTAAAGAGCTCTCTGTGCGCTTCTCAAGCAGCTCTTTCATCATTTGGGCTTGTAGGTTTGCCCTTATATAGTCAAGCAGTTGAGCCTTGGCATATCCGATGCCCTTCTCTGCGAGCTCCTCAAGCTTAGATGTCAGGTCAGCAGAGGCCGCCGCCATCGCCTCTTGCTGTATCTCAGCTTCACGAGCTGCGCCTGATAATTGCCTGTAAGCCTCATAAGCTGCACCGACTGCAGTTGTTAAGAGCGCCAGAGGGCCGAGCAGGGTTGTGATCCCTGCACTACCAGACGCAACCGAGCCAATCGCGTCGCGCATACCCTGAAAAGCGGCTGCGCTTTCACCGACTGCATTTGAGACAGCGTTAAGGCTCTCGCCCATCTGCTGATTAGTCTTGCCGACTATATCCCCGACGCCTTTAAAAGTCTCGCCTATACCCTCGGCCCCCTCTTTGACCTGATCAAGCCCTTTGAGCGCGTTTTTTTGGCCCTTTAATTCGACCTCGATCTCAATAGTGTTCTGCGTCATGTTTGAGACTCCTGCAAGGCTTGCTCGCGCTGTCTGTGTAATAACTCCTCAGAGTTATGGTGTAGCACGTCAAGCGCCTCAATTATTGCACAGGTGGGACGCGGATAGCTAGACGCTATAGAGCTGAGCCCTTGCCTGTGTCTGTGATAGACCTCAATGATTGAAGCCATTCTATTCTGATCAGCTATGGGACATGACCTGACCTCAAGGTCAGCAAAGCCCCCGCCACAATTTGGCGCTACTCGATAACCAGGGACAAACAAGCCCAGCTCATCACGCTGAGCGAGGGGAAGCCCCTCCTTAAAAGGACCGCCACAATTCCCACGCTGACGCCTTAATGCAGGGCGCTCCCTGCATTGGTCACAGCTCCACCCGCGCCCCCTGCTATTGGCAAGCCATACAGAGGACGCAAGCGCTATTTTCCCCGCTGACCCAATAGGCTCATTCGCTGAATGTGTTGGACTAGCTCAGAGATGACTTGAAGCCTATGAGCCTCAGGCTTGATTAGGTCAAGCTTCCCCTCAGCTGGCTCACCATCAATGCTGATGAGGGCAACCTTGACCATCTCTACAAACACCCTGTTGAGGTAAGCTTGATAAGAGGCGAGCGCCTCGCGCTCATCCTCTTGGAGCTCATGGTGCCACCTCGCCTTAGCCCTCTCCTCATCAGGAGCCTCAAGCCACAGGAGACGCCCAAGCTCTGAGCGGGTGTAAGCGCCCGCTTTGACCTCAGCTGTCTCTCTATCGCTAGGTGAGAGCGCCTTGAGGGTGAACACAGTAGCGCCCTCACTCCCTCCAAGGTCTGAAGGCTCACCGCTCAACATGTAGGCGCTCACCTGCTCAGGCGTAGCCTCAACAGCAGGGTCACAGGTCACCACCACGTCAAGGGTGAGGTCAGAGTCTGGGAGGAATGAGAGCGCCATGATTAAGAGCCTTTCCCTAGGGCGAGCCTAAACGGTGTGTTGTAGTTCTGGCGGGTGTCAGCCACGTCACCACCAAAGCGTGACGCCTTGTAGGTGAGTTGTTGCCTGACAATATCATTCCCGCTCGGATCATACTTGGATGGGTCCACAGTAAGGAAGGCGGCAGGGATTTGGAAGGCTCCACCCTGACCAGCGGCCAATGGACCAAAGCCCACTAACACCTGACGGATTGTTCTGTTAAAGAAATCATCATTGATGGTGGTGTTGACGTTGCTGAGCGTGAGCGTGAGCTCTACGTCTACATCAGTCACCTCCATGTCACTCATAGCCAGGATGCTGTTAGAGTGCCCCTTAGGCGTGAGGGTGTTGGTGACTGTGAGGGTGAAGTCATCAACATCAAGTGAGATACGCCCTAGGGTGTCACCTGTGAGGCCCACATCTGTCAGGCTTGTTGGTGAGGCGTCAGAGATGACAGCATAGGAGCCACGGAAGAAGCAGGGCGCTCCGCTGTTGTAGCTTGGCTCAACAGGCCCTGAGGCTGAAGCGTGATCATCTTGAATGAGCGCCGCTTGATAGGTGAGGTCAGCCATCACGCGCCCATTGTCTAAGCTCAAGGTCATGCTCTCCAAGCGACAGCCATAAGCATATGAGCGGAAGTTTACCCCATCAACACGGAAAGCTAAGCTGTGCTCGGTTGTGCCCAGCTCATCCCTAGATGGGACAAACCATGTCTGTAGGAGCCTCATGGTGGGTGTCCCTGTGAAGCCTGAGCTGAAAGCAGGGCTGACTGTGACATCACCTGAGAGGTCATTATCCGTCACGGCGCTATACTCAGCGCGGCCATTGAGGTCAGCGCCAATCAATGAGCCTGTGGTGTAGTTGGTTGAGGTGGTGGTAGGCGTGAATGTGTTCACATCAGAGATGGCGCTCACCACATCGCTGTGAGTCAATCCCGCTGAGGTGATCAGCCCACCGCCAAGAAGGTGACCCAAGTAGTTAGATGAGTAGTTATTGACAGCGCTACCCACAGTAGTGAGGTCAAGCCTGAGAGTGACTTGACCTGTGCGACGGCGAACACGCGAACCGCTTGCCCATACTGTGTCAGGCTCAGGAGCATAGCCAAAGGTTCCATCCCTTGCATCATTGCGCTCGCTGACCACAGGGTCACCATAGACAATGATGGGGTCACGCTCACAAGGGATTGAGGTGAATGATAGGCCACTGTTATCAGGGAGGCCTGTGGTTGAGCTGAGTGAGCCAAAGGAGCTCTCAACAGCCACGCTTAAACTTCTGTGGGTCACGCTCATAGCGCCTCCAAATAAAGCAGGTCAAAGGGGAAGGTTAAGACCAAGGCCATGACCTCAGAGGTGGGGTCAAGGATTGGCTCTGTGGTTGGCTCACCAGGGATCAATGAAACGATACCTGTTGAGGCTAGATTATACTGTGGGCCTTTAAGGGTGACCATGAGCGCGGCGGCGTCCTCAGCTATCATCCTCTCCATGAAGTGGAGCTCACCAATGTCATATCTGACCCTGAGGTTGACTGTGGCGCGCCTACGTCCACTAATACCCGCCTCACCATCATCAATAGCGAATGTCTCAAGCCTGAGCTCGAAGAAGCGGGTGGTGTGCTGATGGGCCTCAAGCGGACCCACGCGCCCTGAGCTGTTGATGCTCACAAAGCCATGATGTGAGTCCGTCTTGGGGAGGGTAGCCTCTATCTGACCTTCTAGGTAGTCGAGCGCTGAATAAATGCCCTGGCTCATTTGCTCCCCCTCTTGATCTTCTTTGTGATCTCAGCTTGCACCGCTGAGACTAGCACATTGACGTCTCTTGGAGATAGACCAAGGAACTCACGCTCAGCGTTCACCCTGTAGCCATAGCCTCTGACCTCCTGAGTGAGGCCAATAATGAAATAGCTATCTGTGGCTTGAAGCACCATGAGATTGTTTAGAAGCGCCCCACTCAGGGTGAGGTCAACCAATGCGCTCGAGCCCACAAAGTGCTGTCTGCTCTCGCTCTTGTATTCCCTATAGCCACCCTCATAGTAGACTGAGCGCCCTGAGCGTGACACGCGCCCACCCTTAGGCTTCAGCCTCGCTCCTCTATAAGGAACATAGATGGGGTTTGTTGAGTATGGGATGAATGGACGCCCATTGGCGTCAACCCCTCTGGTGGTCCTCAGCTTGATAGCCGCCAAGGTGTTAAGCGCTAAGCGGGCGCTATCCTTAGCAGTCCACAGCGAGGTGGGGAGGTTGAGCCTGACCTTGGCGGTCATGTTAGTGCCTCATCCCACGGGTGGGAGTGAAGGTGGCGTCATAGGCTGTCTTGTTGTAGGAGCTCCATGATGCTCTGAGGTCACGAGCGCTTCCCCCCTTCTTGGCTACGTCTAGCTCATTATCATCCACCACGTTATCACCATCTCGGTCCAAGGCTAATGACCTGAGGCTGATGTCCATGAGCTCCTGACAGCGCTGACGCATGAGGTTGGCATTATCAAGTTGATTGACCATCTCGTAGACCCGCGCCGCTGTACAGTAAGCGTGGGCGTTGAGGAATGAGCCAGCATTAAAGACCTCATCCTCTGTGACCTCTGGCTCATCTTTCAGGTGATCCCTGACCACCAAGACCACCTCAGCAAGCGCCGCCTCAATCTGTGTCTCAAATGAGCTTTGACGGCGTGGGAGCATGTCAGCGAGCTGAGGGAATTGACCCACAAGCTCATCATGGCTCAGACCTGTATCAAATGGGCGTGGCGTGACCTTGAGAAGCCCCTTCTCAAGCTTGGTCTGTGTCTGTTGTCCCATGTCGAGCGTGTAACTCACTTGGATGGGATAATAGCCTGAGGTGTTGGTGATGACTGAGGGAATAGTCCCATAGTGCATCCCAAAGACGAGCTCAGCCGTCTCACTCATATCCACCTCACGAGGTAGAGGCTCAGCGAGGATAGCTGTAGTGCCCACCATCCTCACCACAGTCACGCTGTAGATGCTGTCACCATCAGTCACTAAGTAGGCCTTGAGCTGATCAGCTTGGAGCGCTGTGGCTTGGCTGTCTACCGTGAGCGTCCGCCTATCATTGGCGATGGCTGACACGGTGGCATTGGCGCGGGTCTGTGTAAGCGTGACAGGTGAGGAGCTCCCCACAGTCATCACAGCTGAGCCACTTAGAGGACCAGGTGCCACCCACTCATAAACTCTGGTTTGACCTGTGACCGTCTTAATCATCTAGCGCCTCCTGCGTTTGCTTTGGCTATATCCTGAGCCGTGGCCTTCTGAAGCCCCGCCGCTTCCATGAAGGTATCTGTGATGGGTGACCAGCTATGTCTACAATTATACCCGCCACCGCTAATTTTAACAGGCATCCCCTGCCCATTATCTAGCTTCCTCATTTGCTTCTCATCCACCACCTTGTTGATAAGAGGACGACAGAAGGAGCGGGTAATGCCATCGCGTGGGCCTGTGTAGAGGTAGAGGTCAAGGTCATACGCCTCAGCCGCTTTAGCTGTGACTGTGCGCCCATAATTATTGAGCTGAGTCCTAGCCTGTGTCAGCTGTGTCCCTGTGCTCTGCTCAAGGCGCTGATTTAGAGCGTCAATGGCTTGGCTCATGGGGACTGCTACAGTCATTCCTTGGAGAGCGCTCCTCACAGCTGTGAGGGTGTCAGGAAGGATGACATCTTGAAAGACCTGGTCAGCGGTTGCAATTTGCAAGGCTTCAAGGTCAGGGACGTCAGAGGCGCTCGCCCCTGAAATAATCACTTGGAGGGTGTCAATCGCCACCTCTGTGATTGCGTCTTGAGCTGTAATAAAGTCCTCAACCGCCAACCCCATCCCGCTCCTGAGTATGAAGTCAAGGAGCTGGTCCCTTGGTAGAGCTAGGAGTTGGTCAGCTGAGGTGAGCTCAACGGCGGTCTTGAGATTAGCCACCGTCTCACGCTGAGCCCGCTTCAAGTCACGCTTGAATTGAGTCTCAGCCTTAATCAGAGCCTCAAGGCTCCTGATCTTCGCTTTGATGATCTGCCCATATGGTCCCTTGAGGTCACGGAGCTGAGCTGTGAGGTCATCGAGCGCCTTTTGATCAGCGCTCGGACCTTCAGCCAATGCTACATGAGAGCGACCACATGAGCAGACCACGCCACCCTCTTAGAGGCAGTCCGTGAGGACGAAGCCAAGGTCACCGTCAACGACCTTGTAGAGGTGGCTCATGTCAGCCCAGACGTTGCGCGCTGTGAGGTCGAGCTTGTCATACTGCCCAGCCTTCATCGCCTCAAACTCAAGGTTGACAGCGGCCACAGGCATCATGCGAACACCATTACGGCTCTGAATGCTGTCTGAGCCGTGGAGAATACCCATGAAGATGCTGTCACCTGTCCAGATGTAGCCCTCAGAGCTAGCCGCGCCAGGGACTGCATTGTCTTGGCGAGCCGCGCCAACGTGGATGTTGGGGATGCCAAGGAGGTCACGGAGGGTGTTGATGACCTGCTCATCAGAGAGGAGGAGTGAGCCACCACCAGCAACACCGCTTGGAGATGTGCCAACCTGGAAGTAGCCACGGAGCTCACCTGAGCGAGCGAGGCTACGGAAAACCTCACGGCCAAGGATAAGTGTGTCAGCGTTGAGGCCGTGAGCGTTCTCGAAAACGGTGTCCTTGAGCTGATGGAGGTAGCTCAGAGGCTCAGCGCCTGCAACGTCAAACTTGCCACCGAACTGAGCGGTTGAGGTTGCGGTGTTGAAGTTCGCCCCATCAAATAGGACGTCAGCGGCGCGCTTCTCTTTAGCGAGCTTCATGACGCGAGCGACCTTCTTGACAATGCGCGCCTCTTCAGAACCTGGGTACTGAGAATCAACAATGTCCTCCATAGCAATGCTGTCCTCAGCGCTATAGATGTCACACTTGTAGGTGAGGCTTGAGCGATCAAAGCCACCGATACGGTTGCGTGAAGCACCAGGAGCGCGCTGAAGGTCAAGCCCTGCACCTGCGCCCATGAAGTTACGGCTGTTCTCAAGGAGGAGAGTTCCTGAGCGCTGTGGAACCTTGATGTTCTCACAGACCTTGTCAGCGATGAGTTGAGCGTCTGATGGGACCGCCTCAGCGACTAGGCTAGAGAGGATCTCGTCAACAGGGTGGATATTACGATATGAGCTAGCCATTGTGGATCACCTCCAATTAAGCGAGAGGAGCAAGGCCACGGCTGAAGCAGATGACGATCTGCTCATTAGCTGAGGCGCTGGTCTGGTTGATGTTGGGGAGCGTGAAGCCCACAGGATAGTGGGTAGACGCGGCGGCCTGTACCTCACCGTCTGTGGTGACAGAGAGGACGGTGTTAGAGGTGAGGGTGAGGCTGCCATTGGCAATGACACGAGTCTCACCGAAGATGACAACGTCAACAGGGTCACCTGCCTCAGCGCCACGCTGAGCCACGCCAATGATGGTGTTGGCGGTTGGATCGGTTGCAATTGCAACCTTCCCGTTGCTGTCAATTGCCACAAGCGCAAACTCAGTTACAGCTGAGGCGCAGATAAACGAACGAATGATCTGGTTCATGGTCAGTACTCCTTAGCTGAACACAGAGTTGTATTGATCGGGGTTTTGCTCACGGAATAAGTTGAGAGCCTCTGAGAAGTTGAGCCCCTTCTCAGTAGCGAGCGCCTTGACCTTCTCAGCGAGGGTGGCCTTGTTGAGCTCCTCACCTGAAGCGCCATGGCCAATCTCATTGAGAGGAACCGCGCTTGATGCTGGGCGCTCGCTGAACATGGTCCAAAACTCAGGCATGGTCTCACGGACGTCCCAAGCGCGCTGAGCGGCGGGCTCCTCAGCAGGGCTAACCTTCCCCTCACGGAGGAGGGCGCTGACAGCCTCACGGCGCTCAACATCACGCTTCTCAGCCTCGATGACCTCAAGGCGCTCTGAGAGCTTGGTGTTCTGAGCGCGTAGCGCCATGACCTCAGCTAGGAGGTTAGGCTCAGCCTTCTCAGAGAGCGTAGCAGGCTCGCTCATCTTCTTGGCCTTCTCGTCCTCAGACTTCTCAGCCATCTCCTCAGGCTTGTCATCCTCAGAGGACTTCTCAGCCATCTCCTCAGACTCATACTCGCCAGCAAGGGAAGCCTCAGCCTCCTCTGTGAGGTCTTTCATTTTCTGCTCTAGCTCTTTGACCATCGCGTCCTTAGCGGCGAGCGCGGCCTTGAGCTCATCAACGGACATATTTTCGAAGTCCATCATCTGCTCCTGTTCGCTTAAAGTGACCCGATCAATCTTTGAATGAGACTGAGCAGGGCGGGGGGTTAGGGTGACAGCGAGGAGCTGGGCGTCACCCACCTTCTCACCACCATCACGAGTGAAGATTTCACCATGTAGGTACTCTGGGGAGCTCCACAGAACTCCACCCGCGTCTTGGACCACCTTCAGACCGCGCTCGTTATAGGCGGGGATGGCGTAAAGCCCATCCTCTCTAAGCTCAAGCTCAACGATCATGCCAAGGGCGTTCCCG